AAGGTCGATGGAAACCCCTATAGTCCGCTTCCCGAAAACGTCCGCGCCGACATGCAGGTGCGCCTGGACGGGATGTGGCAGAAGTTCATCTCCGTGGTTGCAGCCAATCGCGGGATGTCCGAACAAGCGATTCGTGACACGCAGGCTCGCGTCTATGGCGCGGACGATGCAGTCAAGGTCGGCTTGGTCGATGCGGTCATGTCTCCGCAAGAGGCAGTCGCTTCCTTCCGGGCCGAAGTCTTCGGCTCTTCCACCAGTGAAAACAGGAGTCCCACCATGAGCGATACCAAGAAGCCCGACGCTACCGTCGAAGACCAGAAGAAGCCGGACGCCACCGTCGAGCAGCAGAAGAAGACCGAAGAGAAGGTCGACCACGCTGCCAACGAGCGCGCTCGCATCGAAGGCATCACCACCTGCGACGAAGCCAAGGGCCGCGAAGGTCTGGCGAGCCACTTCGCGTTCAAGACCGGCATGTCGGTCGACGAAGCCAAAGCTGCTCTCGCCGCGTCGCCGAAGGGCGCTGCGTCGACCTCCGCCCTGGACGCTGCGATGGACAAGACCGGCGGCGGTGCCGACATCTCGAACAACGGCGGCGACGAAGAAGAAATCGACAACAAGGAAAAGGCCAGTGGCGGCCTGCTGGATGCGTACACCCACGCGACCGGCAACAAGAGCATTCTGAAGTCCTCGTAATCCGAACCGTCGCCAGCCAAGACGGCAAAAATCGGCTATCCGTCCAATCACAGGAGTTATCGAAATGACCAACTTTGGCCCCATCGCTGGCGCGTCGGTCGAGAACAGCAACGCCAACGGCAACGTCCAGCTCTTCGCAGGCGAGTCCGACATCGTTACCACGCAGGGCCAGCTCGTCGCGGCTGGCGCTCCGTACGTCGGCGGTCAGGTGCTCGCTCGCGTGACCGCCACCGGCCTGTTCGCCAAGCACGATCCGAGCGCCACCGATGGCTCGGAGAACGCGACCGCGATCCTCGGCTACGACGTGCCGGTGGTGACCGCTGGCAAGTACGAAGGCATCTACACTGGCGGCGTCTTCAACATCGAAGCGCTGACCTTCCACGAGGACACCGACACCGCGATCAAGAAGGCCGCCGTGTTCGATGGCACCAACATCGTTGCCCAGCGCCTCTACGGCAACCCGGCACCGAACTCCGGCCCGGTCTGACCGGCGATTCACCCGCAACACGTTTCGCAACCCTTAACTGAAACAGGAGAAGCAAGATGGATTTGTATAGCACTGCGGAACTGCGCAAGGTGATCGTCGACAGCCGGCCGCCCGTGCAGTATTTCCTCGACCGTCTGTACCGCGAGCAGATGAACTTCACCACCGAAGAAATCATGTTCGACGAGCTGCGTCTCGGCCGTCGCATGGCTCCCTTCGTGGCCCCGAACTTGCAGGGCCGTGTGCTGAAGCGTTCGGGCTTCTACACCAAGATGTTCCGTCCGGCCTACGTCAAGCCGAAGGACGCGGTGACTCCGGGCCGCATGCTGCGCCGTCTGGCCGGTGAAGGTCTGACTGGCGACATGACCCCGGGCCAGCGCTGGCAGGCAACCGTGGCCGCGTACCAGCTCGACCAGCGCAACCAGATTTTCCGCCGCTGGGAGTGGATGGGCGCGCAGGCCGCGCTGTACGGTCAGGTCACCGTGTCGGGCGAAGACTATCCGACCGTCACCATCGACTTCGGCCGTGCCGCCAACCACACCGTCATCCTGTCCGGTTCGGCACTGTGGAGCGACGCGTCGAGCCTGCCGGACGACGACCTGGAAGAGTGGGCGTCGCGCGTGCATGACGCGGAAGGCTTCGTGGTCACCCGCGTCACGATGGGCCGTCTGGCCTGGAAGGCGTTCAAGCGCAACCCGTCCATCGAACGCCTGCTCGAAACCCGCCGTGGTTCCGAGTCGAAGGCCGAGACCGGCCCGGGCCTGGGCGAGAGCGTCGAGTTCAAGGGCCAGATCGGTTCGTTCAACATCTACGTGTACAACGACGTGTACGAAGACGAGAACGGCGCGATGCAGCCGATGATGGACCCGCGCGATGTTCTGCTGGAAGCGGGCGCTGGCTTCGACGGCGTGCGCGCCTTCGGTGCCATCATGGATGCCGACGCCGGTTTGCAGGCGCTCGACATCTTCCCGAAGATGTGGAAGAACCCGGACCCGTCCGTGGTCTACCTCATGTCGCAGTCGGCTCCGCTCATGATCCCGAGCCGTCCGAACTGCACCCTGCGCGCACGCGTCGTCGCGTAACTCGCATCACCAGCAAAGCCCGGTTCGCCGGGCTGAGCTGTTGCAGTAAACCCATCCAATCGAGCAACAGGAGAAGCAGCAATGGCTGACGAAAAGACCACCGCGAAGAAGTCCACCGAGAAGAGCACCGCTTCGGCCGCTGGCAAGAAGCTGGTCGCACGTGTCGCCCTGAAGGGTGACTTCGACGCGCAGGATGGCCTGGGCGTGGCGCAGCAGGAAATCCCGGCCGGTGCCACCTTCAGCACCGACGACGCCAAGCTGGCGAAGTCGCTGATCGACCAGGGCTTCGCGAAGACCCTGAAGGACGCGGCCAAGGACGACGAAGTGCTGGACGGCTCCGGCGGCTCCGTGCCCCCGAAGGTCGAAACCACCGACAAGAAGTAATCGCGCCTGGGCGATAGGAGACGGAACATGGGCTGGCTTGAAATCAAACAACGCGCGCGTGATGTGACGCACACGACGTTCGGTATCCCGGCCCTGTACCGTCCGGCGGGCGGCGTGCCTACGGGCACGTCCGCTCGTTTGCACTACAAGGTGCGCACGTTCGGCGACCTCGACCGCGAAGGCTTCGCGACGACTGTCGACGACGTGGATTACGTGATCGTGGATACGCACGATCTTCTGAGCAAGGGCGTCACGGTTTCCGAAGGCGACTACGTGGACTTCCCGCAGCTCAACCGATCTTTCAAGCTTGACGTAGAGCATCCCTCCGAGGATGGCCGCTACGTCAAGTGGGCCGTGACGGAGAAGGGGCAGTGACTTTCGACCTGACCATCAACGGCCTGGACGATGTGCGCAAGATGGTGCGCGGCATCCCCGAAGTTGTCGATCAGGCGTCGGCCGTTGCGATCAACGAGTCGGTCACGTTCGGTCAGGCCGAGAGCAGCCGCCGCATTCGCGAGCAGGTGGCGTTCAAGGCGTCGTACATCGGCAACGCAACCGACCCCGGTGCTCGGCTGCGCGTGGCGAAGAAGGCTCGCGTCGGCGATTTGACTGGCGTCATTTCCGGCCGCATGCGCCCGACCTCGCTGGCGCAGTTCGAGCAAGGCGCGAAGCTCGGCAAGGGCGGCTACGTTCGCGTCAAGGTGTCTGCGACCGGCGGATCGAAGCGCATCCCAGGTGCGTTCCCGATCAAGCTGCGGCGCGGCAACGGCGTGTACGACGCCGAGAACGCGAACGAGGGCATCGCGGTGCGGCTCAACAAAGACGGCGAGCTGCCTGCGGGCCTGAAGAAGAAGTCGGCGGTCAAGGTGAGCGGAAGTCTCTACCTGTTGTATGGTCCGTCCGTCGATCAAGTTTTCCGTGACGTTCGATTCGATGTGCAAGGGCCGCTGAGTGAGCGCCTGGAATCGAGCTTCCTCCGCAACTTCGGGAGATTGAACCGTGGCTGATACGAAGCGACTGCTGCTCATCAAAGCGCTGTGCGATTACTTGCAGCAGGAAATCAAGATCGCGAATGGCTACACCTACGACGTGGCGATGGTGCGCCGTGACAAGCGCAACTTCGGCAAGGAGATGAAGCTGCCCGGCATCGCGGTGCTGGAAAACTTCAATCCCGACCGCTTGCCGGAAACCATCGGCGGGTTCGTCGGGCAGAAGCACAAGTACGACCAGATTTACCTGTTGAACGGTTGGGCCGACGACACGAACCTCGGCCCGGGCGACAGCGAAACGGATGCAGCACAGCGCCTCATGGGCGACGTAAAGATGGCGCTGGGGAAACTCATCACTCCGCGCAATCAGGTCGGGTTCTTCGATGGTCTCGCAAACACGCTGTCCATCGAACCCGGGGTTGTTCGGCCTCCCGACGAGCAATCCGACAAGGCGTACTTCTGGATGAGGGTCCGCATGGAACTCGTCGAGAAGGTGGGAGACCCGTATTGGATTCGTGATTAAACCCTGCAACACCACCGAAGGAGACCAGCAATGGGCAGCGAGAACTACACCCTTGGCCGTGGCGAACTGCGTTTCGACAAGTTCGCACCGGGCACCCGCAGCAAGACCGGCGAGCGTTACCTGGGCAACACCCCGGAGCTGAACCTCACGACCGAGAGCGAAAACCTCGAACACTTCAACAGTGATCGCGGCATCCGCGTCAAGGACAAGAGCATCGTTCTGGAAAAGACCGACAGCGGCACGTTCATTGCTGACGAAATCAGCGACGACAACGTGGCGTTGTGGTTCCTGGGCGAAGTGAGCGTCGTGGCGCAGACCGCCCTCACCGCGCAGACGCAGGTGGTCGCGGCCAACCGCGTCAAGCCGGGCACCTACATCCAGATCGGCGAGTCCCTGGCGAACCCGACCGGCCTGCGCAACGTGACCGTGGCCTCGGTGACCGATGGTGCCGCCACCCCGGTGCCGTACGTGGTCAACGAGGACTACACTGTCGACGCCGAGCTGGGCCAGCTCTACATCGTCCCGGGCGGCGCAATCGACGGCACCGAACCCTTCACGATCAACTACAGCACGGCGGCCTCGACCCGCTCGCAGGTGGTGGTCGGCGATGGGACCACGGTGGAGGGCGCGCTGCGCTTCGTGTCGTTCAACCCGACCGGCCCGCGCCGCGATTACCTCTGGCCCTACGTGCAGCTCCGCGCTGACGGCGATCTGGCCCTGAAGGGCGACGAATGGCAGCAGCTCAGCTTCGCGTTCGACATCCTGAAGCTGGACGGCTACGCTACCGTCTACATCGACGGCCGTCCCCAGGTGGCGTAACAGGGGCGCGTCAAACGCGGTCAAGGCCAACTTAGTCAAGACCAAGAAGGCCAAGACCAACTTCGACAGGCCGCTCTCCGAAAGGGGGCGGCCTGTTTTCATGTCAGCAACCGAGGAAACCTATGTCCCTTTCTACCCTTCGCCTGCGCACCATCGCGGTCCCGTACGAGAGCGCGGACGGCGAGCACCCCATCACCCTCTACGGCCTCAACGCGAACGACGTGGCCGGTATCCTGATCGCGCAGAAGGATAACCTCGAAGCGCTGTTCGACATCGTGCAGGCGGCCGGTGTCAACCGCGCAGCCGACCTCGCCGAAGTCGACATGATGCGCGTCGGCCAGCAGCTCATGGTGCAGATGCCGGACTTCATCGCTCGCGTGATCGCCTACGCCTCGCACGAACCGGAAGAGTGGATGGTCGCGATGCAGCTCGATGCTCCGACGCAGGTGAAGTGCCTGCGCGCCATCGCCGAACTCACCTTCAAAGACGAGGCCGGTTTCCGTGAGTTCCTGGGAAACGTGGCGGCGGCACTTCGCGGGGCAAAAAGCGTGGTGCCGCAAAACCGAAATCTCGTCTCGAACGATTCGCCGAATGGTGGAACGGAATCCGAGCAGCAGTCTCCTTCCTGATTTCGGAAGGTCACCCGAACGCAGGCGACTATCCGCTCGGCGTTCTGATTGTTGAAACGGAAATCGCTCGCGAGCGTGTCAACAATCGGCTGAAGACGGAAGCGTTGTTGATTCAAGGTGCAATCGGGTCGGCGCTCACCAAAAAGGGCGCGCAGGCATTCAAGGAACAAATCTCGGAGCTATAGGCGATGGCCGCTAACAACGAAGTTGAGCTGATCGTACGTGCAAAGAACCTCAGCACGAAAACTATTTCTCAGCTCAACGACGAGCTGGACAAAATCGCCGATAACCAAGAGAACGTAGCAGACGCTAACCAGCTTGCCGAGCGTTCGTTCGAGAGCCTGAAGTCGGAGCAGCAGAAGTTGCTCGCGATCATGAAGACGCTCAACGAACGTTCGCGCAAGCTGGAAGGCTATGCGCAGCAGGAGAAGCAGGTCGCCAGCTTGCGCGAAGAGCTGGCACGTGCTCGCGAAAATCTCAACACCTTGGCGCAGCAGTTCTACAACACGGATAAGCCGACCAAGGAGTTCACCAATCAACTGAAGGCGGCAGGCGGCGAAGTGACCCGCCTGGACGCGTCTCTGCGTAATTCCGAGCGTCGCCTGGAAACGACCGGCGCGCAGTTGAAGAACATGGGCGTGGATACGACGCGCTTCAGCCAGTCGCAGGAACAGCTCAACGCGGCGGTGCAGGACTCGCTCGCGCTGTACGGCCGGTCGACGCAGAACATGGAGCGCTATGAAGGCGCAGTCGCCGAGGTCCGCAACCAGCAGGCCCGTGCGCAGGAGGAAGAGCGCGAGCAAGCGCAGATCGCCCGCGACACGTCGGCGGCGCTGGCCCAGGCGGCGAAGGAGCGCGAAGAGCAGACCCGCAAGGAGCAGCGCCTCGTCGAGCTGACGACCAACGTCTACCGCACCTTGGCCCGCGAGAAGGAGAAGGCGGCCGCCGCCGGGGCGAACTTCCGCGCCACCGGCACGCAGGCTGCGCAGGCGGCCCGCGCCACCGCTGCCCCTGCCGTGGGTAGCGGGTCGACCCTGGGCGGGGCAGCAGCGGGCGTACAGGCGGTGCTGGACCCAGCCAAGGAAGCCGTCGCCACGCTGGCCCAGCTCGAAACGGCCGTCGACCAGCTCGAAAAAGAGTTCGAGGCCCTGACGCCGGACGCGCTGAAGGCCGCCGATGGCATCGAGAAGCTGGCCGACCAGAGCCGCCGTCTCCGCGAAGCCGCCTCGGCGCTGAAGGGGCAGGCCAGCCTTGCCGACGACCTCACTCGCCAGAACGCGGCCTTGACCGCGAGCCAGCAGCGATTCGAGGAAGCGCGGCAGGAAGTGCTGCGCTACGCCGAAGCCGTGGAGCGCTCCGACCGGCCGAACGACGAGCTGGCGGCGTCGCTGCAACGCGCGCAGGGGGCACTGCGGCAGGCGCAGGCGGACCTGGGCCGACAGACCGAGGCGTTCAACCGCGTGCAGCAGCGTGCGGCCGCCGCAGGCATCACCCTGGAAAACCTCAACGGCATCGAGCAGCGCCTCGCTCAGAACGCCGGTCGCGTCGCCAACGGCCAGAAGCAGGTCGCGCAGACGATGACGCAGTTGGAGCAGTCGACCGCGAAGACGAGCAAGCAGCTCAACGCACTCAACACCGGGCAGCGCACGGCGCTCTCGTTGTATCAGCGCACGCGCGGTCAGGTGCTCTCGCTGGTGTCGGCCTACGTGGGCGTGTTCGGCGCGATCAACCTCGTCAATCAGTCGATGGACGCGGCGCTGGAAAAAGAGCGCGTGATGTCGCGCCTCATGATCGCGAACA